TTGGACGGTACCCGTCCGTGGCCAACGGAGGATGCGTAACTGACGACGGCAAACCCAACCACCACATTTGGGGGGCGACGAACGCACCGGACGCCGATACGTTCTGGGAAGAGTACATGTCCAACCCGCCCAGCACAGCCAAAATCTTCATGCAACCCAGTGCTCTCTCAGCTGAATGTGACTGGGCGGATAACCTGATCGACGGGTACTACGAGACGCTGGCTGAGGGTAAGACCGAGGACTGGATCGACGTTTACATCCACAACAAATTCGGGCGGTCGCTCTCTGGCACACCGGTTTATCAGAAGTCATTCGTGCCGGACTTCCACGTAGCTTCCTCCGATCTTAGGGCAATTAACTCCCCAGACTATCCACTCATTATCGGCATCGACTTTGGGCGCACACCCGCAGCGGTTTTTAAACAGCGAGACGCGCGGGGTCGCGTACTGACACTTGCCGAGTTGACATCGGAGAATATGGGCATCGAGACGTTCATCAGGACTAAGTTGACGCCGTTCGTGGCCAACCACTACCCCGGCTTTACTATGATCTGCGCGCCGGACCCCGCTGGGTTTATGAAACAACAGTTGAACGAGATGACACTGGTGGACGCACTCAAGGCCGCTGGGTTTAAATGCGTCAAGCCGCCGACCAACAAACCAGACCTTAGAATCCAAGCGGTTGAGCGGTTGCTATCTCAGCAACTCGAAGGTAAGGCGATGTACTTGGTTGACCCGGCTTGCAAAATGCTCATCAAAGGGTTCAAGACAGGCTATCGATACAAGCTCAAAAAGAACGGCGAGTTGGAAGATTCTCCGGACAAAAACGAGTTTTCCCACGTCCACGACGCCAACCAGTACGCCGACAGCGTGATTGATATGAACGTGCGCGGGGTGGCACTAGGTGTGGCGCGAAGAGAAGTAAAGCGGGTATCCTACGTGTATACTTGACAACCACAAACCCCAATGGTACATAGGGGCATCTTTTTGTAGTCCGTCTGAGGACAGGAAATGAACGGTTTAGCCCTTATGCCAGTATCTCGTGTTTCCGACATGGAAGCCGAGACGCAACGTGAAGCAAACGCCCAGAACGCACAGCCAGTTATTCAAGGCTTGGCGGGGCATGTGAACAAACGCTGGCAGGTAGCGCGGCTTGCTAAACGAGAACTTGAAGAGCGCATGTTGAAGTGCTTGCGCAGACGCAACGGTGAGTATGACCCAGAGAAGTTGGCAGAGATACAGGCTCAGGGTGGCTCAGAAATCTTCATCCAGCTAACCTCAGTCAAATGCCGAGCAGCGACAAGTTGGCTACGTGACACCCTCCTAGGTACTGGCAATGATCGTCCTTGGAGCATCGACCCCACACCCCTCCCTGATCTACCTCCCAACGTAATCGAAGAGTTGAAAGCCAAGATGGCTACACAACTGATGGCTTCTTACGCACAAGGGATTCAGCCTGACCCAGAAGAACTTCGTCAAGCAGCGCAGATGATGAAAGACCAGACTCTGCGTGAGATGAAAGAAGAATCTCGCAAGCGTGTCGATCGCATGGCTGACAAGATGGAAGACCAGTTGGTTGAAGGTGGTTTCCATGCGGCGTTTAACGAGTTCTTGGATGACATCGTTACCTTCCCATACGCTGTAATGAAGGGACCAGTAAAGCGTCGTCGCAAGACGATGAAGTGGATCAATGGCGAACTGACGACTACTGAAGAGATTCGCAACGAGTGGGAGCGTGTTGATCCGTTCATGATCTACTGGGCACCATGGTCGTGGAATCTGGGTGATGGCTTCATCATCGAACGTCACAAGATGACCCGTGAGGACTTGGAAGCTCTGATCGGTGTTGAGGGTTATAGCGAAGCGGCGATTCGCACGGTGCTTGATGAGTTCACTGGTGGCAACTTAAAAGAGTGGTTGTGGACTGACTCGGCTAAGGCTACTGCTGAAGGTAAGAATCTCACTTATGCACTGCACACTGAGGACTTGGTAGACGCGTTGCAACTCTGGGATAACGTGCAAGGCAGTCTCTTAATCGACTGGGGTATGGATGCTAAAGATATTCCTGATCCTCAGTTGTCTTATCCATGCGAAGTCTGGCTGATTGGCAACACCGTCATTCGTGCTGTGTTGAACTACGACCCACTGGGGCGTAAGCCGTACTACCTGACAAGCTACGAGAACCTGCCCGGCTCAGTCGATGGCAAAGGCGTAGCTGACCTGTGTATGGACTCGCAGGACATGGTCAACGGTGCTGGTCGCGCGCTGGCAAATAACATGGGCATTTCGTCCGGTCCGCAGGTGGGAGTAAACGTCTCTCGCATACCCGCAGGGGAAGATGTGACTGAGATGTATCCATGGAAGGTTTGGCAGTTCCAGTCAAGCGAGTACAACGACGGCTCACAGCCGATCACGTTCTTCCAGCCCAACAGCAACGCTTCTGAGTTGATGAATGTGTTTGAGAAGTTCGCTGCTCGTGCTGACGAAGACACGATGATTCCGCGCTATATGACGGGTGAGCACGTCGCAGGCGCAGGGCGTACATCGTCCGGTCTGTCGATGCTTATTTCCAACGCTGGTAAGGGCATCAAGCAGGTGATTTCGAACATCGACCAGCACATCATGATTCCCATCATCGAGCGTCTGTATCAGGACAACCTGCGCTACAGCCAAGACCCTGAGTTGATCGGCGACGTGAAGATCGTGGCCAAAGGCGCTCAGTCGCTGGTGGTCAAGGAAGCTGAAAGTTGTTGCGTGACGCTGCTAGAAATCTCTCTGGCAACGTAGACAAGATCGTCCCTGACGCACCAACACTTTCGGTCATTCAACAGCAAGCACAGACGATCCAGCAACTGCAACAACAGATCGCTGTGATGATGCAAGCAGGCGAGATGGCAATGCAAGGTGCCGCACCCGGTGGACCCGGCGGTATGACGCAAGGCCCTGCTCCCAAGAACATTTTGCCAGACGGCTCTCAGGTGGGTGGCAGAGAGTCGAACTTTATGTCTCCTAGGCCAAACGGAGTATGACTATGAATTTCTCTCGTAGTCTATTGACAACCTATAGACAGGGTGATAAATAGCCATTTATGAATCTATTTTTGGATGGTAGTTCCGACCGTAAGGCAGTAGCGGCACTAGCAAGGTGCCGTCAAACCGAGAACGAGGGACTGCTCTTGCTCTTTAGACAATTGCTAGAAGATACAAAATCTTCGCTAATCGAGGCTGATGGGGATCGTATCCGCCAACTCCAAGGTCGAGCGAAGGTTCTACAAGATTTTTTGGAGGCAGTCGAAAAGGCTCCTTCAGTCTTGGAGCGGTTGAGATAACCGCATTTATAAACCGTAGCAAACCATTATGTTGGACGGCACACCGTGGTAGGAGCCTGAAGACAGAGTTGGAGCTAAAAGGAGAATCACATGGCTTTGCCAAAACAGGTAGAACAACAGTTAAAGGAAATTGAAGCACTAGAGAAGCAGCTGATGGGAGAGATCGACCCACCCTCGCAAGAGAATCCGGCACCCGATCCAGAACCGCCAGCAGAGCCCTCCGAGCCAATACCCACTGAGCCACCTGAGCCAAAGCCCAACGAGAACCCCGCGCCCGAGGTTCCAGAGGAAACGTGGCAGCAGAAGTACAAGACCTTAAAGGGAATGTATGACGCTGAAGTACCGAGGCTACACGCGCAAGTCAAGGAATTGCAAACCTTCGTTGCACAGTTAAAGCAACAAGCCGAAGCAAAACCTGACCCGGTACAAACTACGAAGACTCCGAGCAAGCGCGAGACTCTCGTTACGGACGAAGAAGTTGAAGCTTTTGGTAAGGACTTGATCGATGTCCAGCGAAAAGTAGCCCGTGAAGTAGCCATGGAATTCAAGGAAGAGATTGATGCCTTGAGAGCCGAGAACAGCGAGTTGCGCAAACAAATGCAACAGACTGACTCTCAGATTGGCGAAGTGTCATTCGAGCAGCGCCTGTATCACTTGGTGCCTGACTGGAGTGTCATCAACGCTGATCCTAAATGGGTAGCATGGTTGGATGAGTTTGATCCGATGCTACGTGCCCCTCGTAGGGCAGCTGCGCAAGGTGCATACAACGCAAGTGACGCCGAAGGTGTTGCGTACTACGTCAATATGTTTAAAGACGCACACTCAACCCCAGCGGTAGATCAACGCCAAGCAGAGCTTGAACGACAAGTCCAGCCGACTCGTAGCGCAACGTCACAAACGCCTGTGAGCCAGAAGGGCAAAACCTACACCACTCGTGATGTAGAAAAAATGTTCCTGAAGGTCAAGGATTTGAACATTGCGCACAAATACGACGACGCTAAAAAACTTGAAGCCGAAATCGATGCTGCGTACATGGAAGGCCGCGTAACTGCGTAATTCTGTCTACAGCAGCTAGGTTAAACCAACTTTGTTTTTAATTTAACTTTAGGAGGCCACCATGGCTGCTGTATATCCTGTTAATGCCCCGTTTAATACGAATCCTTCGTACTCCGGTGCTTTTATTCCTACCCTCTGGTCGGGCAAGCTCAATGCTAAGTTCTACCAGAACACGATGCTGTCAGAAATCGCTAACACCACTTGGGAAGGCGAACTGAAAAACCAAGGCGATACCGTTCGTATTCGTACCGCTCCGACCATCAGCATCTCTGATTATGAAGTCGGTAACAACCTGTCTTATGAAGTACCTGCCCCGATCTTCACTGACATGCAGGTCAACAAGGGTAAGTATTTCGGTGTTCAGGTATCTGATGTTCTGGGTTATCAGTCGGACATGGACTTGATGAACATGTTCACCGAAGACGCAGCTAAACAGCTGAAGATCAAGATTGAGGACGAAGTGTTCTTCAATTCGTTTGTTACTGAAGGCCCTGCTGCCGCTAACGAAGGCGGTTCTGCTGGTGCTATTTCGGCTGCATACAATCTGGGTACCGACGTTACTCCGATCGATCAGTCCAGCGCAGCAAATGTGTTGAACGCGATTCTTCGTATGTCGTCTGTTCTGGATGAGCAGAACGTGCCTGAGTCTGGCCGTTGGCTCATCATTTCTCCGTTTGATCGTCATCTGTTGATGCAGTCAAACATTGCTCAGGCTTACTTCACTGGTGACCCCCAGTCGACGATCCGTTCAGGCAAGATCGGTATGTTGGACCGCTTTACAGTCTACGTATCGAA